CGACGCTCGAGCGCGCCAAGGCCGCGGGCGTCACCAGCTTCATCGTGTTCGACGGCCGCTTCGGGCTGCCGCGATCGCAGATCGAGCACATCGCGCGCAACGCGTCGATCGTCGATGCGGCCGAGGCGCTGGTGATGGCCGAGACCGAACATCCGAACGGGACGCTCTCGTTCGCACCCAATTTCGAATAGCCCGGGGAGGGACACCATGACACTGCAAGTGAAATCGTTGACGATCGAAGACGTGCTCGAATCCGGCAAGGGGGTCGCGCGCCTCGCCATCCTGTCGGCAGTCGATAACGATGGCGACACCTACGCTTCGGGCGCTTTCAGCTGGAAAGAGGGCGGCGTGCAATGGGCGCCGATGATCAGCGCGCATAACCGCGGCGTGATCCCGTTCGGCAAGGCCAAGATCCTCGAACGCGACGACCAGGCGCTGGCCGAGTTCCAGCTCAACCTCGAAACCCAATCAGGCAAAGACTGGTACGCCGCGCTCAAATTCGATCTGGAGACAGGTCAACCCGTGCAGGAATGGTCCTACGGCTATGAGATCCTGGACGCGGAATTCCGGGGCGTCGGCCAGAACCGCGTCCGCGTCATCAAGCAGACCGACGTGCAGGAGATCTCGACCGTGATCCGCGGCGCCGGGATTGGAGCCGTCACGCTGGGCATCAAGTCGGCCGAGCTGAAGGCCGATCACTATGCCGCGCTACTCGGCAGCCTCGGCGAGCTCGCCAGCGCGTTGCCCGGCGATCCCGCAGCGATTTCCGCCACCGGCGTCAAGCAGCTCGAGTCGATCGAGGCGGCGATCGGGAAGTCGCTCGCTTCGCTCCGCGGCGGCGGCGATCCTGATCTGACCGTGGACACGGCGCTGGCTGGCTATCTGCTTCACCAGTCGCGGGAGCATGTGCGCCCCGAGGCCTGATCGACCCATCCTCGCATCGACGCGGCCCCGTTTCCCTTCGGAAGCGGGGCCTTTTGCATCCGGCGCCGATCATGCGCTACCGTGGCCGCGAATCGGCGCCGCAACGCGCCGCCCCCTCATCGCCAGCCTCACCTACCCGGAAATTCTTCCGGGGCGAGGCCGTGCGCCGCCTCGGCCAAACCGGTCCCCGTTATCGGATTTCACGCGCGGGGAGTGCACACCACATGATCAAGGATTTGAACGCGCAGCAGGCGCGTGAAGCGCTGGGCGAAAAGCAGAAGGCGCTCGGCAAGGTTTTCGAGGAAGCGCTCGTCCCGGGCGATAGCGGCCGCAAGCAGTACGACTTCAACAAAGTCACTTGCCTGGGCGCCGACGTGAAGGGCTCGATCGCCGTCGCGGAGAAGGTCGCGACGCTCAACGCCGAGGCCAACGAGCTCGCGCAGCATGCGGAGACGCTTGAGGTTGCCGAGAAGGCCGTAACGCAGTGGGATGGCCGCGAGAAAGCGTTCCGCCGCGTTCCGCTTCCCGGTGGAGGCAATGACGGCGAGCGTGGCGGCGCGCAGATCAAGTCGCTCGGCCAGCGCGTAATCGAAGAGAAGTCCTATCAGGCCTGGGCGAAGGCCGGCGCTGCGGGCGGGGTCAACTTCAGCTACGAGGACGCCTGGGCATCCGACGTACTCGCCAAGGGCGCGTCGTTCGATACCATGGCAACCAAGACGCTTATGGCGCGCACCGCGGGCTATGCGCCCGAAGTGATCCGCGCGCCCGGCTTCGTCGAAGCGGCGACGCGGCCGATCCAGGTGCTGGACATCATCCCGATGTTCCAGACCGATCAGTCTTCCTACAAGTATATGGAAGAGACGACGCGCACCCACAACGCGGCCGAGAAGGCCGAGGGTGCGACCTTTGCGGAAAGCGCGTTCGGCTTCACCGAGCGCAGCGCGCCGGTGCAGAAGATCACCGACAGCCTGCCGGTCACCGACGAGCAGCTGCAGGACGTGCCGTCGATGAACGGCTACATCGACAGCCGCCTCACCTTCGGCATCCGCCAGCGGCTCGACGGCCAGTGCATCGTCGGCGACGGCAGCGATCCGAACCTGCGCGGCCTCAAGAACGTCTCGGGCATCCAGACCCGCGCGGTGGGCGCCGATCCGGTGATGGACGCCTATTTCAAGGCGATGACCAACGTCCGGCTGGTCGGCCGCGCCACCCCGACGCATCACCTGATGCACCCGCTCGACTGGCAGAATATCCGCCTCACCCGCACCGCCGACGGCATCTACATCTTCGGCAGCCCGACCGACGCCGGACCGGAGCGCCTGTGGGGCCTGCCCGTCGTCCAGCAGGACGCGGACGTGCAGGGCCGCGGCTACACCGGCTCGTTCCTGCCGATGTTCTGCTCGCTGTTCGAGCGCCAGGGTGACGACGTCGACATCAACGCCGGACGAATCGCCGATGGCACCGCCCGCGTCGAAGAGGTCGGCGCCGAGATCCTCGACATGATCATCGCCGTCGCCTCCGGCAAGCGCATCCGCACGGTGCTGTTCGGCGCGGTGGCGCTCGGCGTGAACAACGCCATCCTCGCCGATACGGCGATGGCGAGCGGCGCGACCACCGTTGTGACCACCGGTTTCACCGCCCCCGACGTGGCGCGCTGCGTCACGGTCAAGGGCAACGACGCCAACGTCACAGGCAACGTCGTCGTCGAGGGCAAGAATTTCGAGGGCGTCACCATCACGGAGACGATCGCGCTGGCCGGTGCGGCCGTGGTCTCCGGCAACAAGGCGTTCAAGACCGTCACCAAGGTGACGCTGCCCGCTTACGCCGTCGCCAATACCGAGCGCGTCCGTGTCGGCACCGGCGCCAAGCTGGGGCTGCCGGTGCGGCTCACTCGCAACACCGTGCTGTTCGCCTTCCTGGCGGGGGTGCGCGAGGCGACGGCACCGACCGTGGCGGTCTCCGGCACCGCGATCGAGAGCAACACCATGACGCTCAACTCGGCGCTCGCGGGCACTGCGGTGATCGCCGATCTCTACGAAACGACCTGAGGAGAACCACGATGTTGATGAAATGTAAGGCGCGGCTGTTCCTGACTGCCGCCAAGGATGCGCTGGTACCCGAAGGGCATGCCGACGCCGCGTTCCTCTACGCCTCGCCGGGCGACGAGATCCCTGACAGCGCCGTCGCGCTCTTCGGCCTGGTCGACGGCGATCTGCCGGCCGAGGGCGAGAAGGAGAAGAAGCCAGGCGGCGACAAGGAACGGCGCGGCGGCGGCGACAAGGGCGCCGGCGGTTCCAACGCGCCCGCTGTGCTCACGTCGATCAAGGGCATCGGCGAGGCGACGGCCAAGAATCTGGTCGCTGCCGGCATCGCCGACGTTGCGGCGCTCGCCGCGATCGATCCGGCCGCGCCGCCCACGGTGCAGCATCTGCCGCCGCGCTTCGATTGGGCGGCCGTGGTGACGCTCGCGAAGGAGGCCTTGCCGCCCGTCGCGGCGGCAGAGCCCGAGGCGCAGGCCTGATCCATGGCGCTGCTCGACCGGGTCAAGACGCGCACGGGTAGTGATCTGCCCGATGACGAGCTGCAGGCGATGATCGACGCGATCGCCGCCGAGCTCGACGCGCGTCATGGCCCGGCCGGGGAGCGCACGGTCACGATCGGCGATCCGACCGGTCCCGACAGCCGCTTCCTCCACACCCTGCGCCTCGATCGCCCGCTCGATCCCGCCCAGGACGTGACGATTGTCGAGAGCGATCCCGGCGACAGCGGCGACGCGGCGAGCGATACCACGCTCGACGCGGCCGATTACCGCGTGCTGCATGGCGGGCGGACGCTGCAGCGGCTTCTCGCCGGGCCGAACGGCCGCAAGTTCTGGGCGCCGCTGGTGACCGTCACCTACACGCCCGTGGGCGCGGCGGGCGAGCAGGCCGCGCGCGACGAAGCCGTGATCAAGCTGATCCTGCTCGACCTTTCCTATCGCGGCGGGCTCAAGAGCGAGCGCGCGGGCGATTACCAGATGACGCTCTCGGGCGATCCAGCCGCCGATCGCGAAGCGATCATCGCCAGCCTGGGCGCCGCGCAGGGCGGCGGGATGGTGATGGCGTGACGCGTCGAAAGAAACCCGCCCTGCAAGTGCCCGGGTCGATCGAGGAGGCCACCCTGCTTTGCGCCGACTATGTTGCGCGGGAACGCGATATCCTTTCGATCCGCATCGTGGCCGAGCAGCGTATCGACGCGGTGAAGGCCGCGCTTGCGCTGGATCTCGCGCGCCTCCAGCCGGAGCAGGAGGGGCGCTTCTCGTCGCTCAAGGCGTGGTGGGAGGCTGGCGGCGCCATCATCGCCAAGGATCGCCGCTCGACCGATATTGCCGGGGCGAAGATCGGAACGCGTCTCACGCCGCCCAAGGTGAAACTGCCGAAGGGGTTGAAGGTCGAGCGGGTTGTCGCATGGCTCCGAGGCGTCCGCTGGACGCGCGCGAAGGAGTTTCTGCGCATCAAGATCGAGCTGGATAAGCAGGCGCTGATCAAGGCGCATGCCGCCGACGAATCGGTGCGGCGAATGTTTTCCGCGCAGGGCATCGGCGTCGTTCAGGACGATGAGTTCTTCATCGACGCCGGTCTCGATGAAGATGCCGTGCGCGCCGCGCTTACGGTGCCGGCATGATCGCCGGCCGTCTCACCATGCTGGCGCTGCTCGAGCGCAACCAGGCGACGGGCACCGACGTGTACAACCAGCCGGTCGCGCGCGATTTCCAGCCGCATGGCGATCCGCTGGCGTGCTTCGCCTGGTCGCCATCGGCGCGCGCGCAGGTCGATAGCGACAAGTCCGCCCAGCTCGAGGACGTGCGGGCGATGTTCGCGATCGGCGCCGACGTGCTCGAGCATGACGAGCTCAGCGCGATCACGTCGCGCCAAGGCGCCGTGCTGTTCCCCGGCCGGCTGCGCGTCGATGGGCCGGTGCAGTTCAAGCACACCCATCTCGAAGCCTCGCTCAAGAGGGTCGGCTGATGCCGGCCAAGTCCCTTGTCTGGAACGGCGACGCCGTGACCGAGCGGATGCGCAAGGCGCAGATCCAGGCGGTCAACGCGACGATGGGCGCCAGCGTCGTTCATGCCAAGACCAACCATCCCTGGCACAATCGCACCACGACGCTCGAGGGCGGCATCGATATCGTCGACTACGCCGCGCCGGACAGCCTGGGCGTCAAGGGCGTGTGGGGCGTCCGCGACGTCGTCTATGCGCTGATCATGGAGCTGGGCGGCACGATCGTGCCCAAAAAGGCCAAGGCGCTCGCCATCCCCCAGGCCGATGGCAGCGTGCGCTTCGTCAAGAAAGTGACGATCCGCCCGCACCCGTATCTGCGCCCCGCAGCCGACGTCACCTATCCGACGCTGCCGCAGCGGATCCGCGTCGCCTACGACAAGCTCGGGGGCGATGCTCATGGTTGATCCGATCGCCGCCCTGGTCGCGCTGTTCGCAGCCGATGCCGGCGTCAGCGCCGCTGCCGAGGGCCGCATCTTCGGCGCCGAGCTGCCCGAGGGCGAGACCCAGTTCATGCCCCGCAAGGCGCTGATCGTGAAGGCATCGGGCGGCCTGCCACTGGCGGGCGGCACCTATGCCGACGCGGCAGCCCAGCGCATCGACCTGTTCGGATACGGCAAGACCGTGTTCGAGGCGTCGCTGGTGCGCGACGCGGCGGGCGAGCTGCTGCGGCTGCTACGCCGCACGGTTTCGGCGGGGGTGCTGCTGCACTCGGCCAACAGCGCGGGCGGCTTCTCGACCGGGCGCGATCCCGAGTTCGGATGGCCGCGCGCCTGGCAATCCTTCCAGCTTTTCTATTCGCTCCAGGGAGTTTGACATGACCACGCCTTATGAAATCGTCGCCGGCCCGCTCACCCTCTATCTCGCGCCGGTCGCCACCGCCTTCCCCGCGGTCGATGCCGCGTCTTCGGGCAGCTGGATCAAGGCCGGCAGCAGCGGCGACCGCAATTATGACGAGAGCGGCGTAACCGTCTCGCACAGCCAGTCGGTCAACGAAGTCACGCCGGCCGGCGCGGTCGGTCCGGTCAAGGCGTTCCGCACCGGCGAGGCGCTGAAGATCATGGTGACGCTGTGGGACACGACGCTCGAGCAGTATGCGGCCGCGCTCAACGGCAACACGGTCAGCACCACCGCCGCCGCCACCGGCACGGCGGGGTTCAAGAAAATCGGCCTGAGCAAGGGGCAGAGCGTCAAGCTCTACGCGCTTTTGGCGCGCGGCGGCGGTCTCTCGCCTTATGGCGAGGGCTGGAGCACCCAGTACGAAGTTCCCATCTGCTATCAGTCGGCCGATCCCAAGCCGGTCTATGTCAAGGGCAAGCCCGCGGGCATCGAGCTCGAATTCACCGCGCTCGAAGATCCTGGTGCCGGCAGCGCCGACCAGCGCTTCGGGCGCCTCGTCTCGCAGCACGCCGCCGCGCTCTAGGCCCGATTGACCGCGGCCGGGCGGCGCCCGGCCCGCTTTGCACGAGGAATAAAGATGTCCGCCGAAAGCGCCGCTGAGCCGCTGCTCAGTCTCGATACGCTGATCGTCAGGCCCGAGATCGAGATCGACGGCACGCGGTACCAGATCCGCTCGCCCGGCGAGCTTTCGGTGCTCGAGTCGCGCCAGTTCGGGCTGTGGACGCAGCAGCTGCAGGATCTGCAGGCGCGCGAAGGCGAGGTTCCCGAGCTCGAAACCCTGGTCGCGACGATGGCGGCGAAGGTCGCGGTGGGCGTGCCGCCCGAGATTCTCGTCAAGCTTAGCGGCTCGGCGAAGGTCGCCGTGGTCGAGGTTTTTACCGCGCTCCTGCTGCGCCGGCGCATGGGCGTGGCAGGAGCGGCTCAGAAGGCGATGGGGGACCTGTCGATTGGGGCGTCGTCATTCCCCGGCTTCAGCGATTTTACGGCGGCACCCCGCGGCTCTGGCTGGAGGAAACGCCTGTCGCGGTGGTTCAGGCTTACGTGACGATGATGGCGCGGATCGAGGCCGGCGAGCGTCTCGAACGGATCTCGGACGGCGCGGCGGCGGCGGGCAATCTGAGCCAGGCCGATATGGAACGGATGATCGCGCGGCTCGCGGCGATGGGGATCGGCGTGGTGAGCCCGCCCTCACCAGCTTCTGAGAAGCCCGCATCGGCCGCGACCGATGTCTGAGACGCTCGGCGAAGCCTTACTCGTCCTGCGGACCGACGATAGCGGGCTCGATACCGGCATGGCGAAGGCCAAGGCCGGCGCCGAGGGCGTCGGCATGGCTTTTGACAGGACCGCCGAGAAGGGCGGCGAACTATCGCGCAGCTTGGCGACGGCGGGCCAGGCGGCAGCGACGACGGGCGCCAGGTTCGTCAAGACTTCGGGTGACGTCGCCGCCGCGAGCGGTGCGCAGCGCGCGGGTGTGCAGCAGTTGACGATGAACCTGGGCGACATGTCGACGATGTACGCGCTCGGCGCACGTCCGGCGCAGATCTTCGCGTCGCAGATCGGGCAGATCACCCAGGCGGTGCAGCTGATGACGGGGGGCACCAGCAAACTCGCCAGCTTCCTCGGCGGCCCTTGGGGGATCGCGATCATGATCGCGATTCAGGTGCTCGGGCCGTTCATCGGCAAACTCTTCGAAACGGCGGCGGCCGCCGACAATGTCAAGCAGCGGCTCGAAGCAGCGGCCGATGGGGCCGACGCGTTTGGCGACGCACAGTCGCTGCTTGGCAAGATGGTGGATCTGACCACGGGCAAGCTCAAGGAGCACAATGACGTGCTCCGTGCGACGATCCGGCTCCAAGCAATGCTGTCACTGGAACAGGCGCGCCAGGGCGTCTCCACCGCGCGCAAGGCGATCGGCGCCCGCGCCGATGCGATGCAGGGCGGCTTCGGTTCGATAACGCCGGGCGGGACCGGGATCGGCCCGGCGACCGAGCGCCGCTTCGTCTCGCCCGAGGCGCGCGACGTCGCGCGCAGCGTGCTCGGCCATCAGATCGGAGTCGACGAGGCGATCCAGCAGCTCGACCGGCTCCAGCGCTCGGGCAAGGCGACCAAGGCCGTCGTCGCCGATCTGCAGAGTCAGTTCGTCGAATTCGGCCAGGCGCGCAAGAAGGGCGTGGCCTCGCAGGCAGTGCTCGACTATCTCGACGGCAAGGGCCTCGATCCCCGGCTGCGGGAAGGCGGAGCCGCTGGCACATCAAGGGGCCGCAGCCGATCGAGCGGCGGCGCGGGCGGCCGGCACGCGGACCGATCGGATGAGATCGAAGCGCGCTTCCAGGACCAGCTTCGCGCGGCGCAGCAGGAGCAGCTGCAGGACGAGCTGGCGATCACCACCGGGCTGGACGATCGCCGCGTGCTGCAAAGCGACTTGAATCTGCTCGAATATGAGCAGCGCGCCGCGCAGATCG